TTAGTAAATAGATTATATTTATAATATGAGTAAAGTTATTATATATAATAGCGCAAAAAAAACATGTATTAAGAAGATAGAAAATAATGAGAATATTGAGGACGCTACAAAAAAAATAAGTAATGACAAAATAATGTATGAGAAAAAATCATACTTGGATTTAGTAAGCAAAGTAAGCACTAACAAAGTAAACAATGAAGTTAACGATATGAGTGCGTCTATTCTTAACATTTATGATAATTATACTATGCAGTTAGCATTAATTCAAAAGCTATATAATGGTACACCATTTAACGAGGATAAATACTTTATAAGAGCATTAAAGTATAAATTAGATTGTTATAAACAACAAGATATAAAAAAAACATATGATAGTTATAATAATTTTATAACATTAGAAAATATTATTGAAAAATTGGCAGCTAGCACCATGTTATGTTATTATTGTAATGTTAAAACGCTAATATTATTTAAAAATTCGAGAGAACAATGTCAATGGACCCTCGATAGAATAAATAATTATGATGAGCATAGTAATAGCAATACAATAATATGTTGCTTAAAATGTAATCTGCAAAGACGCCGAAAAAATAGCGCAAAATTTAAGTTTTCAAAGCAATTAGAGCACAATTTAATAGTATTAAAAAAATTGACTTAATAACATAAATATAAGTTATATTATTTACAAATAATATGGCCAATACTAACAGAAAGTCAGGTGAAATCAGAAAGATTTTAGAAGTATTAAAAAATGCGTCTATTTCAAATAGTGATTATGTTTCTTCGCGTGAGCCGTTTTTTATGAATAGTAATAATTGTGAGCCATTTCAGCAATATAATATGTTATATAGCGGTGAACAAATCCCGGAAGGTTTAAATAGAAATATAAAAGTTATATATGAATTATTAGGACATCAACGCAAGGAAATATATTATGGGCCATGGACTATTATGAGTATTGATGAAGCATTGCAACGTTATAAAGAATTGTGTAGTCGTGGGCAAACGCAAGTTTTTGATATTGGCTATAAATATGGGGGAATGGGATATATTGATGTATTAAGTTGTGATTTAACAGGTCATTTATTATTTTATAGAGTTGATGGCGGGTCAAATGATTATGATAGATTGTATAATTTAAATAAACTAATTAGTGAAGGGTCACAGCCTTATGATAAATTTTATTTTAGTACTTGGTTTTATAACGTTTAGATTTATAATATTTAGAACAGCTTATAAGTGTGTCTTTTATTTTGTTCATTAGGTTTACGCTCATTAGGTTTACGTTCATTAGGTTTACGCTTTAACGATTTCTTTTTTTTATTTTTTCTTATTTTTTTAACATAATATTGTCCGTATGCAATACTTGTATTTGATGGTTGATAAAGTTCTATAGGTCGTTTAGGGTTAGCGACAAATATAATATCGCCACTATGTCTGTAAGGTTTACGCAAGTTATCGTCTGATCTTTCAGCACAACATGTTAATGGTTTTTTGTCTTTATAAGTATATATTTCATCATTAAAGTCTATGCTACTCAATATATTAAGCGCGTCATTGCTATCTCCTCCTATAACTGTTGATTTTACATTCCATATATCACCAAATCTTTCTTTTGCTTCCTCCATATAACGTTCAATAACCAATTTGAGTTTAGTGGACGCATAATATGGCCAATTTGGACCATGAATATTAATTAAGTTTGCTTGAGCAGTCGTTCTAACACATGAAAAAGGTCTACCAAGGTGTCTATTTGGTTCACCTCGTCTATCAGGCTGATATAGACCATGATAACCTATGTCATTACCGTAGAAATTTTCAAATTCTCCTAAAACTAATCTATTCCATATTGTAAGCACAGTTGGATAATTTCCGCCCTTCTCAATAGAGTAAGCAACAAAGCAAAAATTACCGAAACTACCATGTACATAATACGAATACGAGCCTTCTGGGTCTGCAGGTATTTCTTCGCTATATATAATTCCTGATGGTCCTCCATTAAGAAGTTCTAATAATGCTTGGTAGCCTCCTTTGAATTCGCCGTTTTCCAATGTTACTTCATATGGGTTTGTATTGCTTATTCTTTTTCTATCATTCATTTCTTGAAAAAACATTACATGCGGGTTTCTAGTACTAAAGAAATCATATACTAAATTTGCAGCATTTTTCCAATATAATCTTTTATCTGGTCCTTCTATCCGCGATAGAAAATAAGCTTCGCTTGCATTGCTTGCATATGGATACATAGGACCAATATCACTTAAGTAACTCATATTATAGGACAATCCTTTTAAAATTAATTTTCTAAATTTTTTAAATTTTCCTTCTAATCCTTCTAATCTAAAATCAAGACAAACGGGTTTATGGTCTGATGTTGTCGAGAAACGTATTGTTGGATTACTTGTGCGAGTAAGTGGACGAATAGAAGGAAGAGGTTGGAGAGGCGGAAGAGGTAATGAAGGAATAGGTTGAAGAGGTTGGAAAAGCGGAAGAGGTAATGAAGGAATAGGTTGAAGAGGTTGGAAAAGCGGAAGAGGTAATGAAGGTAATGAAGGAATAGGTTGGAGAGGCGGAAGAGGTGGAATAAGATCTAAAGGTTCAATTTGAATAGTGGATCGTAAATTAGCACTATTCCTTCTATTACGTCTTTTAATATTTGAGTTTCTTGTTCTAGGCATATTATTGTTATTATTGTTATTATTATAATTATAATATATTATAATAATGGAAGGATTTAGTAGATTTATAAATTACTAAATAACAATTATATAACTATTATATAAATGGTTAAAACTCGAAGAGTGAAAAAAACTCGAAGAGTGAAAAAAACTCGAAGAGTTGGAGGGCTTTCAAGAAAAAAATTGAATTCAAAAAGGCGAGGTCGCGGTAAGGTACACGAATTACCTTTCTTAGTTAAAACTATGTTGAATAACGTAAATGTAAAAGCTAATAATGCACAGTTTTATGAAAAAGGTATTATGGAAAAAATAATGACAATGGTTCCCAAAAGGGATGTAGTTAAAGCCCTAGCAACTAAAGCACTAGCGGATAAAGTAAAAGCAGATAAATTAATTGCAGATAAAGTAAATGCAGATAAAGCCGAATATGAGCGTCGCATACTTGCTGCTCTTCCATTAAATGAAAAAATATTAAAAACGCAAGAAGCAGAAATAAAACGTTTAGAAATGTCGGGTCTAGATGGACCTGCGCGGCGAACGCGTAGTAAAGCACGACCGGCTACAAATCCTGTATTAGAAGAATTAAGATTAGAAGCTTACCATACTAGGATGGTGATTATGCAGCTACAATATTTAGCACAAAAAATTAGAGAAGGCAAAACTAGTGTGCCTAGCTACTATAAAGATTATGCTGAATTTCTTAAAGGCAGCTCTGGATGGGATATGGAGCGTATGGCATATGTAAAAAGGCAGAGACCACCTGGATACGAAAATTATGATAAACTTAAAGCTGAAACTAAAGCTGAAGCTGATGCTAAAGCTGAAACTAAAGCTGAAACTAAAGCTGAAACTAAAGCTGAAACTAAAGCTGATACACCAGAAGATCCTGTAAAACTAAAAAAATTAGCGCTAGAGCTATATAAAAAAAGTTCAGCAATGAAAGCCAAAGCAAAGGAAGATATAATTGAAATGGGACGTGATGTAGATAAAGAAAGAATTGACATTATGCTTGAAAATAATTTTTACGGGTTAACTGATAAACAGCTTGAAGCATGGATAGTTAAAGCTAAAGCTAAATCTAAAAAAAACTAAAGCCGCTAATTAAATTATTTGCCTCAACTTATTTTTTTTATTTGGTCCAATCATTAAAACATAATATTATGTTTTTAAATAGTTTTTAAAATAATATTTAGTAATATAATATTATGTATTATTATATAAATGAAGCAAACGCGAAGAGCAAGACATAACAGAAGACATGGTGGAGTAAAAAACGCAACATTAAAAGCAGAACAAAAGGCATTAAAAGAAGCTCTAAGATCACAAAAAAGGGCAGAAGCTCAAATTCTAAAAGATGTAAGAGCATTTAAAAAAGAAGAAAAAGCCAGAATTAAGGAAGAAAAGGCCCGTATTAAGGCTTTAAAAAAGACAAAAAAAGCAAAACCTAAAGCAGAGACATCTGCTGATGTCGCAAAAGTTGAAAAATTAGCGCTGGAGCTATATAAAAAAAGTTCAGCAATGAAAGCCAAAGCAAAGGCAGATATAATTGATATGGGACGTGATGTAGATAAAGAAAGAATTGACATTATGCTTGAAGATAATTTTTATTGGTTAATTAGGAAAGAACATGATCAAGTATGGCTAAATAAAGCTCGAGCTAAGCTAAATAAATAAATAGGAATAGTGCTATTTTTCTAAAATTATGCAATAATTTTTCTCTAAATAGCGTTTTACATAATATTTGTCATCATCACTTAAATCATAATAGTTTTCATTAAATTTAAAGCAAACAATATATTTCTCTCTATTAACATCATATACTAGTTTAGACGCATTATGTTTTACTACTTTTGTGCATAATTCACAAATATATTTTTCATAATACTCGGTATTATGACTGGTAGCATAATACATGTTATAGCAAAATCTTCTATAATAGTTTATTAAATACTATTTATATGATTTTATATAAATAGTATAAAGCACTATAAACATTTAATAGCGCCATGGAGGGCGTTTTCTTGTGCTACTTCTTTTTGACGAAATAGTCTGCGCTAAATTTGACGCGATTTTGCTTACCATATTATTTGTTATGGCTTTAATTGGTGATTTATTTTTAATTGAACTAGCTTTTTTTTTATGGCATTTATTATCTCTGCATTTTCTTGTACCAACTTTGCATCTTTTTATTGCATTTTTTCTTACCCATGATGATTTTCTATAGCACTTTTTATTTGATGAACAACGATGTCTTGTAGTTTTGCATTTAGTATACATTGTTATATATTATAACAATATAAAAAATAAATTATAAATTATATATATTATTAAAATTTAAATTAAAATTTAAATTTTAATTAAAATTAAAATTTGCTAAATATGTGTTATTCCTAAAAATTTGCTAAATAATGTTAAATTTTTCCTATATTTAAATTAAACATTATTACAAATTTTAATATAAATATTAAGCTATTCTTAACATTAAAACATGTCATTGTATATAGATACACAAAGTGACGTATTATTAAATAAACTATTACAATTTTATAGTGAAAATACAAATTTTGATAAAATGATTAATATTATAAACGGATCATCACCTATATCTTTAAGAATAGTGGATTGGTTTGTTACAAATTACTCAAAAAAGAATTATGTTGTATACATGATAAATAAGGACAATAAAATGGAAAAAGTAAATGTTTATAATGATTATAAGCTTAAACTAAAAGCATATAGCAAAAAGAAATTTGATCCATTTTGTAGATGGGACAGGATTAATGTTCCGTATAAAGATGACAAATTCATTCAAACAACATTAGGGCAACTTAATTTTTTTAAATGGACTATAGAAAATCAAATATTAGAATATATTGAAACAAATTATAAAATAATTGAAAATGACATGAACTTAAGAAATTGTTGCTCTAAAGTAAAGAATAGTTCTATTAATTCTACAACGTCTATATCGTCTGATGAAAGTAGTAGTTCGTATTCATCTAACACATCAACTAACAATAAAACGCGTAAAAAACGCGAAGAATTATCGTCTAACGCATCGCGGTCAATAAATAAAGAATTTATTGTTACAACAGTTGAGTTTAAATAATATAACAATATAACAATATAACAATATAAAATATAAAATATAAAATTTTATTACGTTATAATAACTAAATTACAGTGTATTATATTAATAATGGGTAATATAAGCAGCATAAATAAAGTAAATTATGCATACGTACAAAAATGTATTCATAGTAGTAGCGAATTAATAATACTAATTAATACACTCAATTATGATAAGCAAGAATGTTTAATTAAAAATAGTATTGTCGCGTCCAATGAAGAAGATATAATAAATAAATATTTGAAAACTAATAAATCTATAAAAATAGTAATATATGGAGAGAATTGTAGCGATAATAAAGTAATTTACAAATATAACCAACTATATAAATTGGGATTTGTAAACATATACGTTTATTTAGGAGGAATTTTTGAATGGTTGTTATTACAAGATATTTACGGAGATGAAGAGTTTCCAACCACTTCTAAAATATTAGATATATTAAAATATGGAAAAGTTGCCAAAGTTATTTAGTAATATAATAACTTTAATAACTTTAATAATTAATAATTTTAATAATTTTAATAATTTAATAACTTTAGCAATTAATTAAATTTATAAAATATAATATATTTTATATATATATAAAATGCTAGACAAATTATTAGGATCAATGCAAGGCGGTTCAGACACAGTGGAACCATATGGTGGAGCTGAAACAGGAAGTGCATTAGCAGGCGGAAGAAGACGTCGCAGAACAACAAGAAAGGGAAGAAAAGGGAGAAAAGCAAGAAAAGGATCAACCAAAAGAAGAAGATCAAGAAAACAGAGACTTTATGGTGGTAACTCGCAGCAGCAGCAGCAAGAACAGCAAGAACAGCAAGAACAGCAAGAAGAACAAGAACAGCAGCAAAAAGAGGAAGAAGAAGAAGATGATCATGATGCATCGGGCGGAGCAAGAAGAAGAAAGGGTCGTCGTGGAAAAAAAACAAGAGGCAAAGTGAGTGCTTGGATTACTCATGTATTAAAATTCGCCAAGGATAATAAAATGAAATATTTCCAAGCTTTAAAGGATAAAAGATGCCGTGCCACATATAAATCTCATAAATAGAAATCCTATAAATAGAAAAATGTAAATATTATTACAATTAATATAATAATAATTATTAACAATTATTATTATTTTTTTATTATTTTTTAACTAGTTCATTATAGGTTTAGAGAGATTATGCTCATTTAAGCAACTTATAAATTTTCTGCGTCCTATTATTTTTATATTTAATATGCATACATTTAGTATATAATATATATTCTTGCAATAATGAATTTTTTATTGCTTTTGTCCTCTCTTTAAGTGCTTTCATTTTATCTTTTGCGTCAGCCTTGTTTTGTTTATAATTATTTATTTTCTCTTCCATGGACTTAATATTTTTCAAAATAGCGTCCAATTCTTCAGTTATGTGTTGAGGGATTTCCTTATTTTTAAATGGGGTCTTTTTAGATTTATAACCCGTTTTTTCCTCCTTTATTTTTGCTCTTAACGAGACTATAAGCGCTTCTATGTCCTTTTCAATAGCGCTTAAATTAGAATTTAAATACACAGCATCTCTCAAATCTTCGTTTTCAACATGCGTCATCAATATTGGAACATTTATCATTATTGGTTGTGCAAATTGCGTAGGATCTTTCTCTCTATTTAAATAACTAATATATCCAGATAGTTTATTTGCCAACACTTTTAATCCGGTTTCACTTAATATGTTTTGAGACGTCATATATTGCTTCTTAAATTCTTCCTTATTTGTACTAATCTTTTCACTTTCATGCGTCATAAATAGATTTGTTAAAGCAAACAATTCTAACGGGCTATTTGTAAAAGGTGTTGCTGTCATAATCATTAGCTTACATGAGTTAGCCCCAGAAACTTTATAACTATTACTTATTAAATTTTCCATAATTTCCATATTTGGTCGTTCGCTAGCCTTTAAATCGCCGCCATACAACTTATGAGCTTCATCAATAATAATAAGTGTTTTGTGTAATATGTCGCGCGATCCATTTCTCTCCAATAATATATCATAAATCGCATTTTTTCCGGCTAATAAATTACTAAATTGCTTATATGACATAGGGTCTAGCCAACTCTTTGATAAAAGTCTTTTTCGCTCGGGCAAGTTTTCGGGAAGTACAAGCCCCTTATTTATTTCATCAAGTAATATTACATGACATATTTGATCAAATATATTTTTCCATACGTCTCCCTTTAATGTTGTGCGTGTAACCCATAATATAGAATAACCTTCTTTCTCAAAGCTAGATGAGGCTGTAGCAACACCTGTGCATGTTTTACCTGTTCCAACAGAATGCCAAAGGAGAATTCCTTTATATGGTGATGATGGAGTGAAATAATCTGCTATAAATGTTTGAGTAGGATTTAATGTAATACTATTTGCTTTATTTGTGTTAGGTGCATTGTTTAGATCATCTTTAGGGCTAGAAACACATTTATTTACAACTTCAATAGGATCCCATAAAAATTCTTTTGAATTATAATTTGATCTTATATAATCTCTCATTTTTATAAAACTCATTTTTGTAAAATTCTTATTTCTAGATAGTGTAGGAGAAACTATTAGTGATCTAGATCTAGTTCTTGATTTCATGTTTGATCTTGATTTTGATCTTGATTTAGATCTATTTCCTTTATATAAAATTAACGGATACTTGACGGGCGCAGCATCATCTTCATTATTAATTACCAATTCTAAAGCAAGCAAATCCTTTTTAATCTCGTCTAAATTATTATGTTTTTCTATAATATGCGGTATTCTAATATAACGCTGCGACCATTCCAAGTTAACATGCTTACAAAATTTATTATCCAAATCTTTCATATAATTACACAAAAATTGGCGGACATTTGTTTTTGCATTTGCCAATAATTGCCCCGGGTGATTGTATTTTTTATACACATATTTCATAAAATCAATACTTACAGGAATGTCATTTGTGCTTTTCTTACCGCATTTACCCATACATTTTATATTGTCAATTTTGAAAAACTTGGAATTATCACTTTGACGCTTAAAGTTAGTAGTGGCATAAGTAGTATTACCATTAGCACCACCCATCAAATAAAAATCTTTTTCCATAAATGCTCTATTTAAATCATTTACTTTATGTATATTCTTGGTTAAGTCATAATCAACCGCCAACAATGGTGCTAACTCATATAATTGTTTAGATAATTGTATCATAGCACTATCAAACTCGCTATAATTCATAGTGCTGTCGTTATATTTTTCCACATTTTTAAATAATAATATATCTTCGTTTTTATCATAACTTTCATAATTATTTTCCATTAATGACCTATTTGCATACATAGTTTCACTTGTTATTTCGGGAATAGTTAAATAATAATTATAAACATAGAGAGGCCAGCCTATATTTTCTTGAAATTCTAATCCTTTTTGACCGCATGTCCGTGTTGCGCGCCCTATTGTTTGTTTAAGGTCTGCTATTGTTATAGATGGCTCAAAAATATGAACATATTTTACATCAAAAAGGTCAATGCCTTCTTTAAATCCGCTATCTAAAATAATTAGGCGAACGTTTTTTCCGTGTATATTAGCAGGACGCTCATTAAACAATTTTAATACTTCTTTCTTGATCTTTTCATTGAAAGTAGTGCCATACACACTATTAGAGCTCAATAATGCGAAA